GCCGCATGAAACACGCCCGCGAAGACTACAACCGCATCCAAGATCCGGCCGGGCTGATCCCCGAGGACGAGCCGGTGTTCCTCATGCGGGCACCCGACTTGGCCGCCCCGTTCGCGGTGATGGCGTGGGTGCAGGAGGCCATGCGGTTCGGAGCGGCTGACGCCATCTTGCGCGCCGCCTTTGAGCAAGCGCTGGCGATGCGCCGGTCTCAGGCCCGTGGCTATCCGCACGCCAAGATCCCGGACATGCCAGCATGAATCCCGACCGCATGTCGCTGGCGCTCAAGGCGCGGGAACAGAGGAGGGGAGCGTGATGGCCTTCGAGCTTTTGCTGGCGCTGTTGGTCGGGCACGCCCTCGCGGATTACCCCCTCCAGGGCGACTTTCTGGCTCGCGGCAAGAACGCGGCCGCGCCTCTGCCGGGCGTGCCGTGGCCCACCATCCTGCTGGCCCATGCAGCGATCCACGGCGGCTTCGTCGGCTACCTCACCGGGTCGGTTTGGCTCGGGCTTGCCGAGTTCGTGGTCCACGCCGGCATCGACCACGCAAAGTGTACGGGCCGCTTCGGCACAGGTGAGCGCGCGTTCAACATCGACCAGGGGTTGCACGTCGCTTGTAAGGTGCTGTGGGTGCTGATCGCTGGGGCGAACGCATGACCCGCGACCGCATCACCCTCGGCGCGGTCCACTGGGGCGTCATCGGCGTCTGCTTCGTCGTGCTCATCGAGCTGGCTCGCTGTTCCGCCCAAGCCTCTGACACCCTAGGCCCCGCCAAGTGCGAGCGGCTGACCAGCATACCCGAGGGGCTGCGGTTTACGGGGAGGGTGGTGCAGGCTGAGGGATTAGCTACGGGCGCGCAGTCTGCGCCTGACCTCGTTGGCGATGGCCTTCTCGATGAAGGCGTTCCGGTCCTCTTTCGGCTCCAGCACGGCGGCGATCTTCTCGAACGTGCCCGCCGCCACGCGCAGGGAGTGGAACTCCCGCTCGCCCTTGCTTGTCCGCCCCATGCGGGGGCTTGTCGCTGATATCCGAAAATGAGTCAAAGAGGTCGTTTTCTGCTATCTGATATTGCAGCGTACCGGATAGCTGATACGGTGGCAATTAGATATCTGAATCCGCTCACCACAGGAGACTGCACGATGACCACCACCATGGAACACGAAGCCGCGCCTCTCGCTCACGCCGATTTCGCCACCCTGACGTCGCTTGCATGGCCGGACCCCACGCCGGAGATGCTGGGCGATCCCCGTTTCAACGCGATTTGGCAGGCCATCAAGGCTTGGGACATCAGCGTTCCGGGCGCCTATGGTGGCTACTGCGGCGCGACCGGAAATCATGTCCGCGCGATCCTCGATGCTATCGCCAAGGTGTCCGGCCCGCTTGTCATGGGCACCAGAGGCCCGTCGGCGGCGGAGATGCTGGCGAACCCCAGAGAGGTGCAGGAGCGCTGTACGTCGCCCGACACCGGCAACGAAGGCGAACTCGGCAGCGAGGGCCGGCCATGAACGTCGCCTTCTCCCCCGTCCGCGAGGACCGCTACAGCGCCACCATTGAGTGGGAGGAGCTTCGCGCTCTGATCGTGGAGGCCGTGCTGAAGGAGGTGGCCGTCAGGCCGGACCGCGCGAACATCGGCACTTCGCTCCAGATCAAGCAGGTTGAGGAGGGCAGCCCTGCCTATCGGGTGAACCGCTGGACCGCGACCGTGGAGATCATCAATCCGCAGGCCGTCGATTGACCGACCACACCTCTGACTGCGCCGTTCACAACGAGCCCGCCTTTCCAGCGGGGCCGTGCAACTGCGGGACAGGGTTGCTCCACTTAGCCGGCACGCTCGTGAACGACCTCATGAGCCTGTCGGATGAGGAGCTGCTGGCGGAGGTGATCGAAGACGGGCTCGCCCCTGAAGCGGAAGCCGCTCGCATCCGCGCCCGCATCAACGCCGCCCTCGACGAAGGCCCCGACAATGCATGAGTGGCAGGAGACAGCAGCCGGCCGGCTCAGGTTCTGCCTAGTCGTCCTCCTGCTTGCGCCGGTCGCTTTCGGCCTATGGTTGCGCGACCGCTTCCCCGCTCCCCCAGAAGGCCCCGACACCCAGGAGACAGCACGATGAGCGAGAGCAACTTGGGAGCCCTGGTGCGCGTGTCGGACGACGGTGAGGTGTCATTCGACTTGGAGGCCATCCGCGCGAAGGCGGCTGAGCCGTGGGATCGTTTCGCCATCGATGTCCCAAGCTGGGCTTGGTGCCGCGTCGTTGTCGCAGCCCTTCAGGAGCCCACCCCCAATGCCCAAGCCTAGGACCAAGCGCGCCAGCACGCTGATGATGCTCGCCAGCGTCGCCGGATTTCTATCCGCTTGCGGAACGCCGGAAGAGCGTGCCCGCGCACGGGCCGAGTTCTACCGCAGCGAGATGGCCGCCATCGACAAGAGAGAGCGCCGGATCATCTACCTGCATGACGCTCGAACCAACCTCTGTTTCGTTAAGTCGGGCCTGTCGGTCGTCCAGATCGCCTGCACTCCCGAGGCTATCCGACTGGCGAAGGAGCCCTCCCGTGTCCCGTAAAAATCAAGCGCGCCAGCACGCCACGGGTGAGCGGATGACCTGGTATGCCGTCTTCACCCAGCCCATGCGCGAGCGCCGCGTAGAGCAGGAGCTTCGGGCCCAAGGGTTCGACGCCTACTCACCATCTGAAACCCGGTGGCGCACCGTAGGGCACAAGCGCGCCCCCGCGGCATCTCCGCTTCTGGTGCGGTACGTGTTCGTTGACCTGGATCCGGCCGGGCCCCGCTTCGATTTGGTGCGCCAGACCTATGGCGTGGTCGGGATGGTGGGCATCCTGGGCGAGCCTAGAGCGATCGACCCCCGCTTTCATCGAGGGCGTGCGCGAGGCGGAGACGCTTGGCCACTTCGACCGGACCAAGCCACCGGCCAAGATGACGTTCAAGCCGGGTCAGCCTGTTCGGGTGATCGCCGGTCCATTCACCGGCCACATGGTCGAGTTCATGGCGGCCAAGGACAACGAGAGCCGCGTGCGTGTGCTGCTGACCTTGTTCGGTCGCCCGGGGCCCATGACCATCGACCGCACGGCCCTAGAGGCCGCCTGATACACTACCCCTTGCGCCAGAACACAAAGCAGGGCACATTCCCAAGTGGTGACCGGCTAGGGAGCAACGCGCTCCATGCCGAACAGGAGCCCAGCGGGCTTGGCCGGTCCCGGCGGACGGAGTTCCCGCACCCCTTCCGAAATGCGCCCCGACCAAGGGCAACAGATTCGAGCCCGCAACGCCGATCAACGCATCGCCTAGCGGCTCTACGCGCGGCTCGAACCCCTAAGCCTGAGTGATGGTCTTGCCGTCGAGGTCCGTTGGGGCTTCGAGGTAAGCGTGGAGGGCGGCCATGCGCTCCTCATGGTCAGGCACAAGGGCCGTCCCGCACTCCAGTGCCGTCTGCCGGATCATCCGATCCAAGAGCACCGCCGGGTTCTCGGTCAACAGGTGCTCATCGGGGTCCGACATGGGGCCCACTCTACCACGAGGAGCCCAGATGCACAGCATCGACCTCGGCTCCGGCGTCACCTCTGAGGTTCACGACGGCTTCGCTCGCACCGTCTACCCGGACGGGTTCCACATGGACGCCACCCGGCCCGATACGTCGGAGAACAGGGCGGAAGCTGCGGACCAGAGCTACCCGGCAACTGCCGAAGGTGTGTGGCAGAGCCTGCTCGAGCATGAGGCCGGCCACACCCTCGCCGGCCGGATCCTGTTCGGCACCGAGAGCGCCGTCCTACGCCACGAAAGCGGGGCAGATCCCCACCGCTACGCCAAGCGCCTGCACGAGGAGGCTTTTGTCCTCAGCGCACAAAGATTGGCCAATACAGGGCAAGCCGACCCCGTCCTCGCCATGAACGCCTGGGCGGCACGGAACATGATGGAGACGGTGCGCTCCCTGCTCCGGCCAGCCCTTGGGTAGGCTCACCAACATCAAGCCGCAGCTCGGCTCCATCGGCCCACGCCTCAAGCCACCGCTTAAGCTGGTCGAGCAGTTCTACAGCAGCCCCGAGTGGCTCGCCCTACGCGCCAAGCGCAAGCGGGACCCCGACTACCAAGCCGCACTCCAGCGCGCCAAGCCCGGCGAGCGGGTGATCCTCGACCACATCCGTGAGCGCAGGGACGGAGGCGACGACCTCGATCCCAACAACACGGCCTGGCTCACGAACTCAGAGCACCAAGCAAAGACCGCACGCGAGCGCAGCCGGCGGGCAAGGGGACAGACGTGAACCAGTCCCGCCCCACCCAAGGCCCGGATATCGAGGAGCAATGGCGTCGCGCCTTCGACGGACTGTGGGACATGGCCCGGACGTGGCAGCGCGAGGTCAACCCAGAACACAACGCCAAGACGGCGAAGGCCAAGGGCCGGAGAGCGAAAGGGCAGGGATGACGCGGTTCGCTGAAGAGTTCATCGGGCCTGCGCGCATGGCGGCAGCTCGGGACAGTCGATGGAGACCAACAATGCCCGGAGAGAACGGAGACCCCTCGGGTCCCTACGGCAAAGGGAAGCTCCCGCTGCTCCCGACGGGCGGCTCCGGCCTACCGCCCGCGCCCAACCAGATGAGCGAAGAGCGGGTAAGGCAGATCATCCGAGAGGAGATCGCCAAGCACCACGCAGAGACGGCTGCCGGTCGCGTGTTCGGTTTCTGAGCAGGAGGCAGGAATGTGGACGCGCATAGGCTTCGTCACCAAGGCCCAGCTCGGAGAGATGCAGAGGCGTGGCCTTAAGGCCAAGGAAGCGGTGGACCGCATCTTCGCGGAAGCCAAGGCACGTCACCCACAAGCCACGGTGGTCATGACCCCGAGCACAGACGGCTTCAGCATCGACGCCCTCCCGAACTGAGGGGGGGGGTATCTCAAATTTGAGAACCGGGCTCTCGCGATTTCACCGGCGCCCCCGCCATTCACAGAATAAAACCAGCCCGTTTGAAATCCGGGCCAGCAATTCAAAGGCTCCATCATGCCCAGAGGCGGCGCACGTCCTGGCGCTGGACGGCCCCCTAAGGGTCAGAGCCGCGCCGAAACAAAGACTCGAGACACCGATGTCCGCCGGGCGGCCAGGGCCGAGGGCGTCTCTCCGCTGGAGTACATGCTGAAGGTCATGAACGACCCGCTGGCGGAGGACGCTCGGCGGGACAAGATGGCCCAAGCCGCGGCGCCCTTCGTTCACGCGAAGCCGGGCGAGAAGCCCATGGGCAAGAAGGGCGAGCAGGAGGCGGCGGCTGGCCGGGTCGGCGGGAAGTATGCCCCGCCGAGCGCGCCGAAGCTGGTCGTCAGCAACCCGTGAAGGAGTGGTCGACGGCGTGCCCGGACTGGGAGCGCCGGATCGTGACCGGCCGCCCGCTCGTGCCGTTCGCGCCGCTGTTCCCCGACGAGGCCGAGGCCGCGCTCCAGGTATTCAAGTCCCTCAAGATCGTGGATGCGCCCGGGTCGCCGACGTTCGGCGAGGCGTGCGAGCAGTGGGTCTTCGACTTCGTCGCGGCCATCTTCGGGTCCTACGACCCGCAGAGCGCCAAGCGCCTCATCCGTGAGTTCTTCCTGCTCATCAGCAAGAAGAACTCAAAGTCCACCATAGCCGCGGGCATCATGCTCACGGCGCTGATCCGCAACTGGCGGCTCTCGGCCGAGCTGCTGATCCTGGCGCCCACGATCGAGGTGGCGGACAACTCGTTCAAGCCGGCCGCCGACATGGTGCGGCACGACGAGGAGCTATCGGACCTCCTGCATGTGCAGGACCACATCCGGACGATCACGCACCGGACCACCCGGGCCTTCCTGAAGGTCGTCGCCGCGGACAGCGACACGGTCTCCGGCAAGAAGGCCGCATTCGTCCTGGTGGATGAGCTGTGGGTGTTCGGGAAGCGCGCCAACGCCGACGCCATGCTGCGGGAGGCGACCGGCGGCTTGGTGTCCAGGCCGGAAGGCTTCGTGATCTACCTCTCCACGGAGAGCGACGAGCCGCCGGCCGGGGTGTTCAAGGCGAAGCTGGCCTACTTCCGCGACGTCCGCGATGGGGTGGTCAAGGACAACAAGAGCCTGGGGGTGCTTTACGAGTTCCCGCCGAAGATGCTTGAGGACAAGAGCTGCTTCGACCCTGCGAATCTCTACATCACCAACCCGAACCTTGGACGGTCGGTCAGCCAGGAGTGGCTAGAGGACGAGCTGCAGAAGGCGCAGGCGACAGAGGACGGGTCCAAGTGGACCTTCTACGCCAAGCACCTGAACATCGAGATTGGCCTAGCCATCCGGAACGACGCCTGGGCGGGCGCGCGGTACTGGCAGGGCGCGGCCGACGACACGCTCACCCTGGACGAGCTGATCGAGCGCTCCGAGGTCGCTGTGGTCGGCATCGACGGCGGCGGGCTGGACGACCTCTTGGGCATGGCGGTCATCGGCCGGTGCAAGACGACGCGGGACTGGCTGCTCTGGAACCATGCCTGGGCCCACGAGGACGTGTTCGAGCGCCGCAAGGACATCGCTTCCACCTTGGCGGGGTTCGTCAAACAGGGCGACCTGACCCGGTGCGTGGATCCGACCCAGGACGTGAGCGAGGTCGCCGACTTCGTCCAGCGCCTGTCAGAGGCGGGGTTGCTGCCCGAGAAGCACGGCGTCGGCTTCGACCCTCAGGCGTTGCCGCGATGGTGGACGAACTCGCGGCCCGCGGGATTGGCGACGAGCAGGTTGTGGGCGTGTCTCAGGGTTTCCGACTCTCGTCGGCAGTCTGGGGCGCGGAGCGGAAGCTTAAGGATGGCACGCTTTGGCACTCCGGCTCGGAGATGATGGCCTGGTGCGTCGGCAATGCGAAGGCTGAGCAGCGCGGGAACGCAGTGCTGATCACGAAGCAGACGGCCGGCAAGGCGAAGATCGACCCGCTGATCGCGGCGTTCAACGCGGTGACGCTGATGAGCCGAAACCCTGAGCCTGCCGGAGGCCCCTCAGTTTACGAGGAGCGCGGCATCCGCATGATCTGAGGGGAAGCGATTGCGACACACGCCGTTTGCCTTCCCCGAGCCCGAACCGGGCGTCGCTCTTTCAACGCCGACCGCTGGGCGCACTGTCCACGTCCAGGCTTTCGACGGTTACGACTTCAACGACCCCCGGCTTGCGCTCTTCCTCCGCAGCGGCGCGGAGACGGCGTCGGGTGCGGTGGTCAGCGTCCACGCGGCGATGCGAAACCCGGCGGTCTATCGAGCGGTGACGCTGATCTCGTTCGCGATCGGGATGCTGCCCTGCCACCTGATGAAGGACGGGCCGAACGGGGCGGAGAAGGCCTCTGATCACCCGCTCTTCCGGGTGCTTCACCGCGAGCCGAACAACTGGCAGTCGGCCTTCGACTTCCGCTCGCTGCTCCAACTTCGGGCGCTGGTCCACGGCAACGGCTACGCCCAGGTGGTGCGTTCACGCGGTAATGTGCTCGCCCTCAATCCGTTGGACTCGGAGAAGGTCACACCATTCCAGCGGCCCGACCTTTCCGTGGCTTACAAGTACCGCCGGCCGGATGGGGTGGAGATCACGCTTGAACCCTCGGAGGTCTTCCACCTTCGCGGCGCGACCCTGGACGGCATCAACGGCCTGTCGATGGTCCGCCAGGCTGCGGAGGCTATCGGCCTCGGGCTGCAGGCGCAGCGGGCAACGGCACGGGTCTACAAGAACGGCAGCTTCAACAGCGCGCCGCTCTCGACCGAGAAGGGTCTGAGCGACACAGCCTACAATCGGTTGAAGGAAGACTGGCAGGATCGCTACGGCGGCGCGGACAACGCCGGCAAGACACCCATCCTGGAGGAGGGGCTCAAGCCGGTGAACGTTGGTCAGTCAGCTCGAGACGCCCAATTCATCGAGACGCAGAGGCACCAGATTGAGGAGATCGCCCGCGCTTCCGGCGTGCCGCGTCCCCTGCTGATGATGGACGAGACGACTTGGGGAACCGGGATTGAGGCCCTGGGCCTGTTCTTCGTCACCTACGCTCTCCAGCCGTGGTTCACGGCCTGGGAGCAGGCGATCGAGCGGACGCTGCTGACCGGCCGCGAGAAGGACACGCACTCGGCTAAGTTCAACGCCGGTGCGCTGCTCCGCGGCTCGCTCAAGGACCAAGGCGAGTTCTTCGCTAAGGCGCTCGGCTCCGGCGGACATGACCCCTGGATGACCCAGGACGAGGTCCGCAAGCTGGCGGATCAACCCACCCGCGGCGGTGCTGCGGACGAGCTGAGCAAGGGCGCCATGAGCGCGAAGGGAGGACCTGATGCGGAACCGGCCTAAGGTCTTCGCCAAGACGCGCCCCGGCGCGCTGCCTGTACCGGAGCGGCGCGACGTTCACGCGCTCACCCGTCCGGAGGTGATCGCCCGTCACGACTTGGAGGCCGCGGGTATCCGCGCGCTGGCGTCGGGCGACACCGTGATCACGATGTTTGACACCATCGGCGAGGATCCCTGGTCGGCGACCGGCGGCGTGACGGCGAAGAAGATCGCTGCCCAGCTGCGTGCGATCGGTGATCGGCCGGTGGAGGTGCAGATCAACAGCCCCGGCGGCGATATGTTCGAGGGCATCGCGATCTACAACGTGCTTCGCGAGCACCCCCAGCAGATCACGGTCAAGGTCATGGGTATGGCGGCATCCGCCGCTTCAATCATCGCGATGGCCGGCGACAACGTCGAGATCGGCGCGGCCTCATTCCTGATGATCCACAAGTGCTGGGTCCTGGCGATGGGCAACGCGGACGACATGGTCGAGACAGCCGAATGGCTTCGCCCCTTCGATGACGCGATGGCCGCGGTCTACGCGGCGCGCAGCGGGGTCGAGGCAGCCGAGGCGCTGCGAATGATGAAGGCGGAGACCTGGCTCTCCGGTCAGGCCGCCGTCGACAAGGGCTTCGCCGACGCGCTTCTGCCGTCCGACAAACTGACGGTCGACGCGAGCGCGATGGGTGAAGATCAACGCATCAACAAGCTCCGCGCGATGGAGCTGAAGCTCATGATGACGGGTGAAAGCCGCTCCGAAGCGCGCGCCCACGTCAACGAAATCCGGGGCACGACGGACTCTGCCCCGCCCGCTGGCACGACGGACTCTGCCGGCTCTGACCTGTCCGGCCCGCTCGCCGGACTTCTGGCAACCCTCACAGCCGCCTAGCCGGCCAAGGACACTCCCATGAACACCCGACTGATCGGGGCCGCTCCGCGCGCCCTGTGCGGTGTCGTGCGCGCTGATGCGTCCGACCCGAAGGCCATGATCGGCCAACTCCAAGCTGCGTTCGAGGCCTTCAAGACGGCCAACGACGAGAAGATCAGCGCCGCCAAGGCCGACGTGCTGAACGACGAGAAGGTGGTCCGGATCGACGATGCCGTGACCGCCCTTCAGGCGGAGATCGACAAGGTCAACGCCGCGATGGCGGCTCGCCAGATCGGCGGCGGTCAGCAAGAGGTCCGCGACCCCGAGTACAACACGGCCTTCGCCGGCTACGTCCAGAAGGGCTCGGTGCAAGCCGCGCTCAACAAGGGCGCCGACGACGAGGGCGGCTATCTCACTCCCGTGGAGTGGGACCGCACGATCAACGACAAGCTGGTCGAGATCTCGCCCATGCGACAGCTGGCCACCGTCCGCCCCATCGGCGGCTCCGGTTACAAGACGCTGTTCAACATGCGCGGGACCGGCTCCGGCTGGGTCGGGGAAACGGCGCTCCGTCCGGAAACCTCCACGCCGGAGTTCGCTCCCCTGGCGTTCGCGTTCGGCGAGATCTACGCCAACCCGGCCGCGACGCAGCAGATGCTGGACGACTCCGAGATCAACCTGGAGCAGTGGCTGGCCGGCGAGGTGAACACCGAGTTTGGCTATCAGGAGGGCCTGGCCTTCGTTTCCGGCAACGGCACGAACAAGCCCAACGGCTTCCTGACCTACGCGACGGGCGCGGCCAACGCCGCCACCCATCCGCTGGGCGCCATCCAGGTCACCACGGCCGCCTCGGCCACGGCGGTGACCACGGACGAGCTGCTGGACGTGATCTACTCGGTCCCGGGTCAGCTCCTGCAGAACGCGCGGTGGACGATGAACCGCCTCACCATGTCCAAGATCCGCAAGCTCAAGGACGCCGACGGCAACTACCTCTGGCAGCCCTCGCTTGCGGCTGGAGAGCCGGCGGCGCTCATGGGCTTCCCGGTGACGGACATGGCGGCCATGCCCAACGCCACGGCCGGCGCCTTGCCGATCGCCTTCGGCGACTTCCGCCGCGGCTATCTGATCCTCGATCGGATGGGCGTGCGGGTGCTCCGCGACCCCTACACCAACAAGCCCTACGTGATGTTCTACACCACGAAGCGCGTTGGCGGCGGCGTTCAGGACCCCACGGTGCTCCGCGCCGTGAAGATGGCGGCCTAAGGGCGGCTGAACCCGGGCGGGCTTGCGGGCCCGCCCACCTTTCCTTCCACAAAGGAGGCCGTCATGGCCAAGAAGCCTACCCCGGCCGCCGCGCCGGAGAACCAAGCCGATGCTGCTGAGCGCTTCACGCAACAAGCTCTGGAACAGCAAATCGAAGCGGCCGACCGCGTCACGGCGACGGCAGCCGACGAGGGCCGCCTGCCCGAGAACGCGGCGGTGGCCAATCCCGCTCCCGCCCAAACGATGAACAACGCTGGCGGAGCCTTCGTCGAGCAGGAAGTCATCGACGGCATCCCGGTCGACCATCCGTCGATCGAGAACAACCCGCGCCAGGGCACGTCAGGCATCCAGAACGGGGGCGATTTCAACGACCCCTTCGGGCGCAACCCCGGCGACGACGGCTTCACCGGCCAGGGCCTGGACCTGAGCGTCTACGGCAAGGGCTAAACTGAGATGGCCGTCATCGTCATCACCCCGCCCGAGCCGCTGGTCGACCTCAACGAGACCAAGCAGTGGTTGCGGGTGGACCACGCTGACGATGACGGCCTTATCGCCGGCCTTATCGCTGCGGTGCAGAGCCACATCGACGGGCCGGATGGCGTGCTCGGCCGGGCCCTGGGCACCCAGATCCTGGAATACGGGCTGGACCGTTTTCATGGCCACCACATCGAACTGCCGTGCCCTCCGGTGATCTCAATCGAGAGCGTCACCTACACCGGCCAAGCCGGCTCTGACGTGGCCTGGGCGGCTGGGTGGCGACTGTACGATGCCGGGCTTGAGCGGTGGTCGCTCGCGCCACTGTACGGCGGCTCCTGGCCTTCAGTTCGATACGACCGACGCTCCGTCCGCATCCGCTACCGTGCAGGCTACGAGACGCTCCCGGCGGCCGTGCCGCTCGCGGTGAAGCGGATGGTGGCACACCTCTACGACAACCGCGCCTCCGCCCCCGCTGACGCCATGAAGGCTGTCGCGGCGGAGCTCGGACACCTCAAGATCTACCGCGTCTAGGAGACCGACCATGCGCGTGAAGCTGCTTCGCGACCGCGACCTCGTGCCCCCGAACGAGCCCCGGATCACCGTCGCCTACAAGAAGGGCTGGGAGGGCACGGTGAAGCGCGAGTGGGGAGACATCCTCGTCGCCGACAAGAACGCCGAAGAGGTGCCCGCACCGCCGCGTGACGGCAAGGCCGATGCCCGGGGCGGGTGATCTCCGTGAGCGGGTTGGCTTTTGGGTCCGCGGCCTGGACGAGAACGACGACCGCCTTGGCCCGGAAGCCGAGCAGTTCGTCCGCTCCGCCCAAGCCATCCCTCTCCGTGGCGGTGAGGCGGTCCTGGCGGGTCGGCTGGCGGGGACGAAGCCGACAGTGATCGTGGTCCGCGAGGACAGCCAGACGCGCACGGTCGACACCGACTGGAAGCTCCGGATCGCGGAGGGGCTGTTCAAGGGCGATTACGAGATCAGGCAGGTGGCGCCCAACAAGCAGCGGGGGTTTCTAGATTTCACCGTAGAGGCTGCGGCGTAGTGGCCGAGTTCAGCGCCGCGGCGAAGGCCCGCGCGATCCGGCGCATGGGGCGGCTGCACCCCTCCATCACGCGCAAGGTGAAGGAGCGGCTCGCCGATGATGCGGCTTCCCTCGTGGAGTACCAGAAGCGCATCGTGCCCGTGCGGAGCGGCACCCTTCGCGACACGATCAAGAACGAGGACGTCTCGGACGAAAGTCGCATTGCACAGAAGCTGACGGCGGGAGGCCCGGCGACCACGGTGAAGGTTCGCGGCGGCGTTTCCGACCAGGATTTCGCGGCCGGCAACGGGGCTTACGACTACGCTCGCGGGGTCGAGTTCGGGACCAGCGACACGCCGGCCTTGCCCTTCTTCTTCGTCGCCTACCGCAACCGGAAACCGAAGATCCAGGCCAACCTCGCGGCGGCGGCCGAGGACGGGATTGACGAGGCGCTGTCATGAGCGATCCCGCTGCAGCGATCCGAGCGGCCTTCATCGCACGGATGCGGACGGCAATGGTCGGCGTGGCCAAGGTCTATGACGAGGTCCCGAGCACGCGGACCTGGCCGTACCTGGCCCTCCGCGCGATCCAGACGATCCCGCGGGAAACGGAGTGCTCGTCGGGGTCGGAAACCTTCATCGACTTCGACGGCTGGTCCAAGAAGCTGAACCACGCCGAGACGGATGCCATGCGGGCGGCGGCTCGCGAGGCGCTCAAGACGGACCTGGTCGTGCCCGGCCACGAGGTCATCATCCAAGAGTTCGAGGGAGGCCAAGCCACTGGCGACCCCGACCCCAGCATCGCGCGCGTCGCGATGAGCCTGCGCCTGGAAACAGAGCCGGCCTAACCGCCCCGCGTGGGCTTCTACCTCAGGAGACTACACAATGGCCGCAGTAAATGCGTTCAAGGGGCAGCTTATGGCCCTTCAAATCGGCGACGGCGCTGAGCCGGAAGTTTTCGGCCCCTTCTGCTCCATCAACGCCGAGCGGGGAATCAGCTTCACCGCCGAGACCAACGACGTCGCTCTTCCCGACTGCACGGATTTGGAGCTCGTGGACTGGATCGCTCGGGAGAAGGTTAGCCTTTCCGCCGGGATCACGGGCTCGGGGATGCTGGACAAGGCGGATGTTCCGAAGTTCTACGCCTTCCTCGCCGACACCGAGTCCCGCGGTTGCCGGCTCACCATACCGGGTCCTGGCGGCACGCTCTTTGCGGGCAAGTTCCACCTGACCGGCTTTGAGATCACCGGCGCCCGCAATGAGCGCTCAACGTGCTCCATCACGCTGGCCTCTGACGGCCCTGTCACCGCAACGCCGATCACCTAATGAGCCGATCGGCAAGCATTCCCCTGGTCTTCGGTGACGGGGAGCACACCTTCAGGCTCGGCATCGGACAGCTCGCCGAGCTCGACGAGAAATGCGACGCCGGTCCCATGGAGCAGCTCGCCCGGATGCAAGCCGGAACCTGGCGGATCAAGGATCTCCGGGAAACGATCCGGCTAGGGCTGATAGGCGGGGGTCTCCCTGCTGCTGACGCCTTCCGGCTGGTCCAGCGGTACGTCGATGAGCGGCCGCTGGCGGAGAGCGTGCCGATCGCTATGGCGGTGCTCTACGCCTGTGTGGTGGGCGACCCCGGAGACGAGCCGGGGGAGGGCGAGGCGGGGACGGAAACGGCGACCGACCCCGCGGCAAGCTCGACTTCGCCGGACTCTACGGCAGCGGCGCGGCCCTCGGGTGGACGCCGCGCCAAGTCGACGCCTGCAGCCTCTGGGAACTCGGAGCCGCCGTCGACGGGTGGATGAAGGCGAACGGAGCGGAGCAGTCCGCACGCCCGCCGACCGAGGAAGAGCACGAAGCCTTGCTGGCTCAGGTCAGTGGGGGTTAGCCTCGCCTCATGAACGAGACCGATAGACCACACGGCGCGAGCCGGGACGCGGAGATGATCGCGCTTGCGATCTACAATCAGTGGTTCAGGCGCGGCTTCTACTTCGGAATAGGCTTCTGGCTGGCGGGTGTGGTGGCGATGCTCATCACGGCCTTCTTCATCCTCCTGATGCTGGGCTCCGCCGGCGTCTGAACCACCTACCTTTGAACGAAGCAGGCCGCTCTCCGGGGCGGCCTTTTTCATGGGAGCTTCAATGGCCCGCGACATCGAAGCGCTCCAGCTCGTCATCACCGCCAACACGCGACAGCTCGAAGCCTCGATGGACCGGGCTTCAGCCCAAACCGGCAAAGCTCTCGCCGTCATTGAGAACCGCGCGACGCAGACCGAAGGTCGGCTGGCCCGGCTGGGTGCGAGCTTCAAGGGCGGGCTGTTTGGCAACGTCTTCTCGGAGGCCCGCAATCAGATGCAGGGCTTCGCAGGTCAGATCCCGGTTGTGGGCGGCGCTCTTTCTGGATTGACGGGCCCGCTTCTCGCCCTGTCTGGCGCTGCGGTGGCGGCCTCTGTGGGGCTCGACCGAGCCCGCAAGGCGATGCAGTTCGCCGACGACTTGGTGACGTCTGCGGACAAGCTCGGCGTGGGTGTCGAGGCCCTTCAAGAGCTCCGCGCCGCGGCCGAGGCCAGCGACGTCCCGGTGGCGAAGCTGGATGACGGGCTCGCCAAGCTCACGAGAACGATCGGGGCGGTGCAGACCGGTCTAGGCGGTAAGGAGGCGAAAAAGGCCTTCGCCACCCTCGACATCACTCCCGAACAGCTGGCCAACATCCGGACGGCCGACGAGATCATACCGCTACTCGCGGACAAGCTGAGCGCGATCAGCGGCACGGCCGCCGAAACCCAGATCGCCAAGAAGCTCGGCATTGAGGATTTGCTGCCCCTCCTTCGCCAAGGCAGCGCCGGGTTGAGCGAGCTTCGCGAGGAAGCCCGCGCTCTGGGCATCGTCATGTCCGACGACGTCGCGCGCCGGGCGGCTGACGCGAACGAGGAGCTGCGGATCGCGGGCGAGGTGATCAGCAAAAACCTGACGATCGCCTTCGCAGAGCTCGCCCCGTACATCGCCAACGCAACATCGGCGATGGCCGACCAGATACCCAAGCTGGCGGAGTTGGTCCGCCAGGCTGCAGCCTTCGGGATGCAGGTGAGCGACGTCTTCAACCGGGCGGCTCGCGGCTACGCGGCGGCCCAAGACTACGCCACGGCGACGGGCAAGCTGCTCCGCGACCCTCGGCAGGGCCGAGAGGCGTTCGGAGTGGCCCGCGGCCGGCAGCGCGGGCGCGTGGCCGCTGCGGCGCAAGCCGAACGCGAGGCGCAGGATAAGCGCAACTTCAACCTGTTCGGGACGAACCCTCGCCCGGTAGTCGACACGCCGGACGTGGGTGGCTTCAACCCTGCGGTCGACCCGCCCCGTCGCACCCGCACGCCGCGCGCTCGCAAGGGCCCGCGCGGCAAGAGCGCGGAGCAACTGGCTCGGGAGGCCGAACGCGCCGCGCAAGAGGCTCTCCGCCGGCTTCGCGACTACGAGGATGCGGTGGACGGCATCGCCAGCCGCGACCTGTCCGCGCGGGAGGCCGCCGCGAAGACGGCGGAAGAGCGTTACGAGCTCGGCCGCGAGCGCGCCGGCATGGAGCGGGAACAGCTCGTCGAGGAGCGCGCCCGAGCCGTGCAGGACGGCAAGCTGACCCAGGCCCAAGCCGATCGGCTGAACGCCTTGGACGCCAGCGTGGACATCCTTGAGGACCAGAACGCAGTCGCAGAGCTGACCCGAGCTATTGAGGAGCGCGCCGCCAAAGCCGCGGAGGAGGTCTATCGCCTCAGCGCCGAGGCCTTGGGCATCGAAGCTGGCATGGCCACCACGCTCACGCAGCGGGCGGAGGTTGAGCGTCGCATCCTGGCCCTGGCCCAGGCGGAGGAGCGGCGTCGGCTTGAGCAAGAGATAGCGGCTGGAGAAATCTCCAACCCGCAGGCCGCCCGCTACAATCTCGGCACCCGACAAGCCGGAGAGCGCAGCGCCCAAACCGCCAACCCCCTCGGCCGCGGCCCTCTGGACGCAGGCGCGGACCAGATCGCCAACGGCATTCTCGACCAGGACGGAGCCGCGGATCGCTACGCCGCGGAGATGGCCCGCATCCAGGAGCTGCGGAACCAGAACGTCCTGAGCGAGCAGCAGGCTCAACAGGCCATGGCGCAGTCAGCCGCCGCCTACAATGAACAGCGGCTTGCCGGGGCGCAGTCGTTCTTCGGCGCCCTGTCTGGCCTGGCCAACAGCGAGAACAAGAAGCTGGCCGCAATCGGCAAGGCTGCAGCCATCGCACAGGCCACCATCGACGGCGTGTTGGCGGTTCAGAAGGCGCTCGCCTCCGTGCCGCCGCCGTACAACTTCGCGGTCGCCGCGGCGGTGGGCGCGGTCGCGGCTGTGAACGTGGCCAAGATCGCCGGGTTCGAAAAGGGCGGCTGGACGGGCCCGGGGGCGCGGAACAAGCCGGCCGGCATCGTTCACGCCGAAGAGATGGTGATCCGCAAGGGCCCGGCGGCCGACTTCCGCGCCGAGTTGGAGCACCTGAACCGCACGGGCAAACTGCCTGGCTACGCGACCGGCGGCTTCGTCATGCCGTCCGCCCCGCGCCTGCCGAGCATGGACCGGATTGCTGCAGTGACGTCGGCTCGGCCCGTGGCGGCTCCTGTCCAGCACTTCTCCGTTGATGCACGGGGGGCGATCTTGGCCGACACCCTGATGAGCCAGATGCGGGAGGTGGGCGCGCGTGCGGTGGTGGGCGGTTCCCGCCAAGCGCAAGCCGATCTCGCCAAGCGCGAACGTTACAACCTCAACGCCGCGCGATGACCGTCTTCTTTCCTATCTGCCCCGACCCGACGCGCCCGGGGAACGACTGGAATGTGCGTCCGATCGAGTTCGGAGTGCCCCTGCGTCCTGCGTCTGGTGGTCCGGTCCGCCGCCTTAACCGGCCGGGCAACCGGTTCGCCTTGGACATAACCTTCGGGCCTATGCGCTACGCCGACATCGGCCGGATTTGGGCCTCACGGCTGCTCCAAGGAGCGACCGACACCGTTGCCATGCGGCTACCCCAGCCGGGCTACAAGACGGGAAACCCAGGCAATCCAGTAGCGGACGGCGCGGGCCAAACGGGGCAGTTGCTCGCCATGAGGGGGCTCGTGCCCGGCTACCTCATCCAAGAGGGGCAGGCATTTAGCCTGATCGTTAGCGGCCAGCGCTATGACTACTTCGCCGTGGCCGACGTGGCCGCCGACGGCACCGGCCGGGCTCCTGTCGTGATCCGCCCGATGATCCGCAAGAGCCCCCCTGACGGTGCGGTGGTCGAGCTAGGGCAGCCCGTCATTGAGGGCTTCCTCGTGGGTGATCCGTCTGGATGGACCGGGCGCGCCGCCAAGACTGTCGGCATCAGCTTCACGATCGAGGAGCGCGCATAAGTCATGCCTCTCGATCCAGCCATGAACGGCGCGCTCTCGGGCGCGACGGCGACCCTCTGCGGCCTGATCGAGGTCCGGCTTCCCACGCGCACCCTGCGCTGGATCGACGGCTCGGCCGACGTGACGTGGAACAACCAGGTCTTCACGGGCGAGGATCCCGAGTTCGGGGCCATCGACTCCATCAGCGAGCTTTCGGACGGGCTCGGGGAGAACGCTCCCTCCGCCACCCTGACCGTGCTCCCGCCCACGAACACCGCGGCGGCGACGCTGGCCAACCCGACGCACCAGGGGTCCGAAGTTTCCATCCTGGCGGCCGTGGTCGACCCGGTGACCGGGACGGTGACGGGCACGCCCTATGCCCTGTTTGAGGGCGAGCTGGACGTGCCGCGCCTGCGGATGGGCGAGGGGGAGCGCTCGCTGGAAATCGAGATCGTCAGCGTGTTTGAGCGCTTCTTTGAAGTGAGCGAGGGCGCCCGGCTGTCCAACGCGCACCATCAATCCGTCTGGCCCGGAGAGCTCGGCTTCGATCAGGTCACCGGAGTCGGCACGCCTCGCTACTGGGGTGCCGATGGTCCGAAGCCTGCCGTGGTGGTGGGGGCGACGCTCGTCGGGCGCGGCGGCGGCGGCGGACAGATCAGCTGATGGCCAAGCCGAAGCCCATCATCCTGCAGCGCCGTGACGCCGCTCAAGCCGCGGTGCAGCGCTTCAAGGATCGGCCCCATCGCTGGTCGTCAAACGACTGCGCTCGGATGGTGGCCTTCACCCTCCGCAAGCTGGGCCACAAGCCGCCCATGCCTAGGGCCGGGAGCTATCGCTCGGCCCTGACTGCCCGGAAGGCCTTGCACGCCGCGGGGTTCAAAAGCCTGGAGGACGCGCTGGACGGCATGGGCCTGCCCCGCATCGGCTGGGCCTCTGCCGTTGTGGCGGACATCGTCGCCATGGAGGGCGAGGACGGCTGGCTGGCGCTGGGTGTTGCGGTCGGGAACGGCCGGGTCCTAGCCTACCACGTCGACGCGCCCGGGGCCGTCATCGTCCAGCCCACGAACGTGCTGATCGCCTGGAGGTCTGTCTGATGGCCAAGGCGCTCAAGTCCGCTGGCGACGTCGTCGTGAAGGTGGCGAGCTTCGGGCTGATCGGCCTTGCCGGCGGCCTGTTGTCGAAGCCGCCGCTTCAGACCACGGGGGCGCAATCCGAGTTCAGGGCCGATCCGCAGGCCGGCATTCCGTACGCCATGGGCCGCACCATGACGCGCGGCAACATCGTCGCGGAGTTCGGGTCGGGCGATAAGAACAACTACAAGACCTTCGCGGTGGTGCTCTCCGGCGGGGGGCCGCACCAGGCGATCGAGCGGTTCGAGGCCGGCGGCGAGGTCGTCCAGTTCACCCAAGACCAGGGAGAAGGCGCGACCGGCCGCTGGCGGCATCGCATGTGGATGCGGACGTCGTTGGGCGGCCAAGGGCTACCGGCGCTCCGGCTCACCAGCACGGGGACGAAGGACACCCCCGGGGACCACAACGGCCACCCCGCGGAATGGACCACGGCGCACAAGCTGTCGGGCTACGCGCACGCGCTTTGGTGTCTCCGCTACGACACGGAGAAGTACCCGAACGGCGCTCCTGAACCGGGCTGGGTCGGGCTGTGGGCCAAGGTCTATGATCCTCGCAAGGACAGCACCTATCCGGGCGGCTCCGGGCCACACAGGGCGCTGAACGAAGCGACGTACGAGTGGTCCGAGAACCCGTGGCTCCACGCCCTGACGTGGAACCTCGGCCGGTGGCAGAACGGCAAGTGCGTCCTGGGCGTCGGGGCTCCCATCCGCCTGATCGACGTCGCGGCGTTCGTCGAGGCGGCCAACGTCGCCCACCTCAACAACTGGACGTTGGGCGGTGTGGTCTACACCACGCAAGGTAAGTGGGACCCGCTCAAGCAGATGTGCCAGGCGGGCGGCGGCGAGCCGCTACGGTTGGGCGCCCGGCTGAGCTGCTTCGTCAATATGCCCCGGGTGTCGCTGGACGCGGTGACCCGCGACGACATCATCGGCTCGGCTTCGGTGGACGGCAGCCGTTCGCGGCGAGAGCGCATCAACCGGATCATCCCCCGCTATCGCAGCGAGGCGCACGGCTGGGAGATCGTCGCGGCCTCGCCCATCGTGGTGCCTGAGCACGTCCTGGAGGACGGAGGTGAGCGCACGCGCGAGCGGGATTACCCGCTGGTGCAGGACGTGGCCCAGGTTGGGCAGCTCGCCCGCTACGACATCGAGAACGAGCGCGAGCTCCCGGGCGAACTCCTGCTCATGCCCCGCTTCATGGGCTACGAGCCGGGCGACTGCCTGACCGTCACCGAACCCGAGCTGGGGCTCAACGGGCAAAAGGTCGTCATCCTAAATCGCGGCTTCGACCCCGTGTCTGGCGCCGTCACCTTCGCGGTCCGAACGGAGACGGACGCCAAGCATCCGTTCGCTCTCGAGCAGACGACGACAGCCCCCCCCACGCCCGCGCTGACGGGCTTCGACCCCTCTGTGGTGCTCGCCCCCGGCGCGGGGTCGTTCCAAGCCGCTGCGGCGGCTGTGACGGGCGTCGGCGGCGCACAGGTCCCGGTGGTGCGGATCACGGGCGAGCGGGACGACCCTGCGGCCCTGGACATCCTCGTCGGCTATCGTCGCGTTGGACTGGACAATCTCCCGCTCGAGGAGTGGCGCTGGGAGGTCTACCCGGGGACGGAGATCCGGATTGACCTGAGGGGGCTCGCCCCAGGCGCCCGCTATGAGATCGCGGTTCGTTACAGGACCGTTCGAGGCGTCGACGACCCGACGACCTATCGGTCGCTCGGCTTCTTCCTGATCCCCGACCTGATCGCGTCGGACATCGCCGCAGACTCGCCCTTCGGAACCCAGCTATTCGATCTTCGGACGGAGGTGGACGACCTGGTTGCCGGCGGTCTGGAGTTTGTCACCGCCGAGCTTGAGGGTGCGTTCGTCAAGCGGATCGAGCTGGAGGATGCGGCCTACGCGACCGTGGGCAACATCCTCCAGACTGTGGAGGAGGTGAAGGCTCGCAAGCTGGCCACCCACATCGCTGGCGAGCCTATCGGGCCAATCGTCGCCGCGGAACAGGTCCGCACCGACACCGCGATCAGCACGCTGGGCATCATCGGAACGGTCACGGAGGACGGCCTCGCGTTCCAAGTCGATCGCACGAAGTTCCTGGTGGAGAACGGTAAGAGCCTGGCCACGCGCGACAGCGAGATCGTGGCGCAGTTCGCGGGCGAGGCGACCAGCTACCTCAGATCAAGGCCGAGCTCGGGGCAGAGAAGGGCGTCGCTTCGGCTGAGACCCTGACCCAGATGGGCGCCATCCTGGGGCAGGGGCAGGCCTTCACCCTCGACTGGACGCGGGTCAAGGCGGGCTCGGACCAGACCATTGCCCAGCGAGACACGTTGATTGAGGCGCGGTTCGCCGGCACGTCGACCTCGTTCCTCCTCACCTCAACCCAAAACGCTGCCAGCCAGGCCGAGGCTGCGGCGTCGACGCTCACCCAGATGGGCGCGGTGCTCGGCAACGGCTCAGCCTTCACGCTTACGGCGGAGCGGATCAAGGTCACTCTCACCGAGAGCCTGGCCGAACGGGTCAGCCTGATCGAGAACCGCTTCGGCGCGACCGCCAGCTCCGTCCTGCTGACGCGCACCAACTCCGCGGTTACCGACTCCACAGCTGCTCTCGACACGCTCACCCAGATGGGCGTGACGGTGAACCAGGGCGCGGCTTGGAATCTGAGCGCGGCCAAAGTCCTGGTCGCCCCGGGCGAACTGCTCAGCCAGCGGCTGGAGAGCGTCGGGGTCAAGCTCGGGACCGAGATCGAGTCACGGATCGACACCAGGATCACAACCGGCATCGGGCCGGGCGGACCTATCGCCGAATACGTCACCAGCGCCATCGCTACGGGGCAGGGGGCGGTGGCGCGCTTCATCCTGTCGGCGGAGGCCAGCGGAAGCCGTCCGGCGCTCCTTACGCTGGAGTCCGGTGGTGGCTCCTCGAACATCGCCCTGCGCGCCGCAGAGGTGTTCTTCGGCGACAACACCGTCTTCGACGATGCCAGCAACACGTTCCAAAGCGTGGCGAACGGCCGACGCTTCATCCTCGGAGGCCCGTTCGGAGCGGAGGGGCTGACCCAATGGCTGGGCGACGCCGCCCTGAGCGCGAGCTCCGCCAGCCGCGCCAACGCCAACTTCTACGTCGCGACCACCCAGCCCCGGATCGGCGGTAGCGACTTCCCGACCGGCGGCCTTGCCGGTGCGACCCGTCGCCGGGCCTCCACCCCCATCAGCGGAACACAGCGGGCCAACGCCGTGAACTTCGGCCAGAGCGGGGCCGCGCTGCTGGACGTCAACCTGTTCCTGGGATCGCCCCAGTCCGCAAGCCAGAACGTGTCGGGGATCATCTTCATCGACCAGGGCGCGGGCAACAGCTGGAGCTACGTCGCCGACGTGCCCTTCACGATCACCAGCGAGGGCGCGGGGATCTACAGCGTCAACCCCGGACACGGCGGGGCTCTCCGGCCTGTCCATCACCTCGCCTGAGGTGAGCATCGTCGTCCAGATCAACAGCGGGACGGTGAGCAACTGGCCCGTCGTTCTCGACGCCTACCGCTGGCCCGCCGCCTAGGCCCGACCGCCACCACCACCAATCGCAAGCAGGCCGCTCTCCGGGGCGGCCTTTTTCATGGGAGGCCGCATGGCCATCACCAGCGAACAATTCGCTGACAGCGACACCGCGCTCATTGAGCAGCGTATCGCCGACACGATCAGTGCTGCAGTCTTTGCCGCTCAACGCAGGTCCCTGGTCGTCAACGCTGGTGGCATCTTCATGCCCGGCAAGTTCGCCGCTCGGCTGGAGGAGTACACCAACGGCGAGCAACCCGCCAAACGGAGCTCCGCAACTGGTGGGCGGGTGAGGCGGACGGCGGACCCAATGGCGACGGCCTCTTCCCGTTCACGAACGACCTTGGCGTCATCACCTACCTCCCGTCGCCGGCGAAGATCATCACTCAGGTGGCCAAGGGCGATCCGGGCGCCGACGCCGGGGTTCGATACAGGTTCTCCACGGCAACCGCCGACGCCAACCCGGGGAACGGCTACCTCCGCCTGAACAACGCGAACCCGGCGCTGGCGACGCGCATCTATATCCATGACGCCGACGCAGACGGTCAGTCCTTCGGGGCCATCGTCGGACAGTGGATCCAGAACGGCACGCGGGGCGAGATCATCCTCCGCCAGCGCGGCAGCACCTTTTACCGTCAGTTCCGAGTGACGGGCTTCGACCCGGCGCAACCCTTCTACCAAGAGATACACGTGGAGCACCGCGGCGGCGGGGGCGTGTTCGTCAATGACGCCGAGCTGCTGCTGTCGCTGCTAGAGCGCGGGCCGCAGGGCGACGTAGGTCCGGCGCCGGCGATTACGTTCGCGCCTACCGTCACGGGCGCCCGGGATCCTCCGCCAGCGTCGCGGTCGGCGGCACGGCCCAGGCACCCCAGCTCACTTTCACCATCCCAAGAGGTGACCCGGGCACCGGCGACATGCTGGCGGCCAACAATCTGAGCGACCTGGCGGACAAGCCGGCGGGTCGCGCCAACCTTGGCGTCACCATCGCCGACATTGTGGGCCGGTCGTTCGTTGCGGCGCCCTATGGGACCGCTGCACGCTCAACGCTTCAGCGGCTCGGGGAGGAGATCAACGTCAGGGAGCTTTATGAGGGCGAGGCGAACCACGTCCCCGCCTTCAACCGGGCTATCGCGCTTCTGAACGCGAGCACCGCCACGTCGCGCCCTCGGTCGTGATGCGAGGGGTGTTCGACATCAGCTCCGGGGCGCTGAACACGATCCTGAAGAACCGCACAGAGTTTCGGGGGGTCGGCGACGGGACCCTCCTCATCATGCCCAACACGGGCGAGTCGTTCCGCTTCGGACAGGAGGGCTCCCGATGGTGGACGGCGGGGCGGTGCGCGACTGCACGGTCTACAGCCCTGTTCCTGACGTCACCCAGTGCGCCTTTCGGCTACGCAACATAGCTCGCGCCCGCTTCAGCAACTCCGGGTGGAGAACGTCGGCTCAGTCTCGATCATGGGTGGGATACCGACCGGCGTGTTCTGCCAGGACATCAAGTTCAGAGATGTGAACGGCTACGTCGCCAACCTGGGTCAGAACGCCTTTGATCTCGGAGAATAAAACGGGTTTGCGCTTTCGCGGTCCCAGATGTTCGTTGCTGGGGTTCCGGCAATCCAGAGTGCAACGGAAAACCTAGCAACCGCATCCGGCACCCGGTTTGTCACAGCAGGCGCGTTCTCCGTCGACACAATCCGGCTGTCGGACGTGTTTCCCGAGCGGTTCGACGCCATGCTCTATCTGGTGGCCCAATCCGGTCAGTCATCAACAATATCAAGGTTGACGGTGCGACGGCGGACTATTGCAACAACTCCATCGTAGCCTATGCCAATAGCGGCGGCGTCATCACCACGCTGCACATCGGTAATTCTACCTGACCGGCTGGGGCGGCAATGCAATCGCTCTGGGAGCGGACGGAACAGGGCAGGGCGCGCGCGTCATGGTCGAGGGGTGCGCTCTCTTCACAAACCTTGCGCGAAGGCTTCGTGATGAGCCCGCGGTGGAAGAACGTCCACCTGACCGGGTTGCAAGTCTACGAGAACGACCGCGCGGGCCAAGGCCATCCGAGCGTCCACTTTGAGCCGGGGTGCGCCGCCTTCAGCCTGAGGGATAGCCAAGTCGGGTTCACCGAGCCGCACTTCGGCTACTCCTTCCGGGGGGATCACGGCGTGCGTGTTGGCGCGGATTGCGACGACTACAGCATCCAGGGCGTCCAAGCGTCCGGGGCCGTTGCTGGATGGGACATCGCGGCCAACACGCCGGATCGAAGAAGCGGAGCATCAAGAACAACGAGGGCGAGCCGAACTACGCAGACAGCAAGCCCTTCACCGTCCCGCATCTGGCGTCCCGTGGGTCAACCACCACGCCGCACAGGGTCACGCTCATTATGGGGGGCGGCAACGTCAGCGCCATCACCCTCGACGGAGTGTCCCTAGGGCGGGTGACCGGCAACTATCCGGTGGCCCCCGGGCAGGCCTTCGCCATCACCTACAGCACGGCCCCGACCATCGCCATGTTCGTCGACGCTAGCCATCGCCTGCACGCCTTCGTAGGCGACAACTTCATCCCGCGTCGGGTACGGCGGCACGGCGCACCCTCGGCGGCGCAACCACTCAACCCCGTTCGGGTCAGCTCACCGTCCACCATGGGCTCCTCCAGGAAAGCATGGTCCGGGTCGGCGCCCACGCCACCCCCGCCCGCCAGGGCCATTGCAGGACGCGGTCGTGGATGCTGTCCAGGCGGGCAAGCCCGTCAGTGTGCGTCGGAGAAGGCCCGCTCGGATGAGTGGTGATGGTAGAAGCCCGAAGCGCGCCGGGCGGTCTGTACCTTCATGGGAACGCCCCCCCACGGATCGGTCCTCGCCCGGAACGACTCCTCCAGAGGGCGCACCAGCTTGACCCTCCTCAACCTCAGGCCCCGCTTCGTGCAGGCCCCGGAGTACGGTCGCGATGGGCTTGGGCGTCTAGCTGCACCGGGAAGCGGTCCGTCGATGCACCAGAACACCCACTCCGCGTCGTCGAAGCCCTGCAGCAGGGCCTCGGCAGTCTCGGACATCGGACTGGGGCAGCGGACCAGATCGCAGTCGGGCCGGCGTTCGAAGTAGTCGTGGGCCTCTGAGGAGCCGCCATTCACGGGCACCCGGAAGCGAACGGGCATCTCGGGCCAAAGCGAGCGGTACTGCTTGTGCACCAGCTCCCCAAGGGAAAGCTGGGGATCGTAGGTGAAGAGAATGCCCGGGATCATGCCGCCAGTCCTGAGGGGTACCGAAACCGATCATAGTCTGACGCGAACCGCTCTCGAACGGCGTCTTGCGCACGGGTGTTCAAGAGGGCCCTCGCTCGGTCACCCGTCGTCGCCGCTGAACGGTTCAAGTGGGGCAGAGGTCTGTGTGGCAAGCCCACAGCGGTGCTGAGCGCCTCGTAGTCCGCCTCTAGGCGCTCTTGCCGGAGCACGTAATCTGGCTCGCGGATCATACCCCCAACCGTGAGGAAGTCCGAGGCCGTATAGGTCTGGGCAACACAGTCCAGGAAGGCGTCCAGCGCCCATCGGGCCGCTCTAGCGTCCATCCATGCGGCGTCGGTCGATACCAGCGATGGGGCGAGAAGAACATGGAGACAGCTCGGGCCAACGGGTCCCGCACCGTGATCGCCACCTGATACTCACTGATGTCCACCACCTGAGCGTACTCAGCCAAAGTCGCGTGCTTATGCGGGCTGATACCGCGAAGCTCGAAACGGTTCACGCCGTCCTGATGGCCCGACACCATGAAGGCGTCGTCTGAGAACTCCACGAGCCTGCTCTGTAGCGAGTTCCCGCCCGTCTTTGGGACGTGAAGCAGGATAAGGCCGAACCGGCTGAATATCATGGGTCTCTTTCGGGCCCACCATAAGCGGACCGAAGCGTGGCTGTCACCACCCTCCGGCCCTGACCACACGAGAGGATGTCTCGCATGGCTAAGCAGAACCTAGGCCGTGCGCCTTACCGAACGGTGGAGGGCTGAACATGCCGCATCCTCTCGCGGCCGAACTCGGCTGGCCGAGGGCCGGCGTTGCGCTGGGCCTTGGCCTGTGCATCGACCTCGCAACGCACCAGGCGGCACAGGCCGCGGTGCAGACCGGCGGCGTCATCACCGACATGCCGCCCGTCGCCGGGGCCCTGGGCGGCCTCGTGGGCGCGCTGGTGCACATTATGGCCGCGCTGCTCGTTTCCGCCCCTGGAAGGCCGCAGCCGCAACCTCGCCGTCACCCTGCTGGAGGGCCTGTGCGCGATCGTGGTGGGCTCCATCACGGCGGAGTACTTGGCCTATCCACTGCGGCCGCGCTGCCCTTCGTTCCGACCACAAGCACGCCGCTCGCGGGCTTCGGCATCGGCGTCTTCGCCTGGGCCATGGCTCCGGGCGTGATCGCCGGGATGCGCCCTCGCCGCCTCGCCCAAGCGGTTGCTCGCGCCGCCCTGGGCCGTCTGTCGACGTGGCTAAGCGAGCCTGGAGACGGCAATGAGGGGACATCGACCTAGCTGCAGTCGTCTGCTGCCTGCTCGCAGGCGTGCTCGTATTCCTCGCCGCGGAGATCGGGCGGGCGCGGCTCCGGGGCTACCTCAACACGCCATGGCTGGTCCGTTGGGGCCTCTACCTCCTGACGATCCTGTTCGCGTCGCGTGCCTGGCGCATCTGGACCGGCTACGGCGAGGCGGATGTAAGCGAGGTGCTGCTCTACTCCGGCCTGATCGCGTGCTTGGTGCTGATCGTCGGGCTCATGGTGCGCCGCGCCTGGAGCGAGAGGCTCGACCGTGCGCCTTTGGATGCCCTGCCCGTGATCAAGGAAGCGTGCGCGAGGCCGCGACGGAGGCCGTCCCTGGCTGGATGCAGGATCTGAACGCCAAGCCCGCCGACTACCAGAACGCAGGCGGTGACCAAGGCGTCGCCATGACGCCTCGCGAACGCAGGGCCTGAGGAGGACAGCCATGAGCAAGCACCTGACCGACGCCGACGTGGAGCGCGCCGCGGCCCTCCTAGGTGTGACCCCGGCGCACATCCGCACCGTAGCGGCCGTGGAGAGCGCAGGGGAGGGCTTCGCCGACGACGGGCGGCCCATCGTGCGGTTTGAGCCCCATTGGTTTCAGCGGCTGACTGCCGGCCGCCACGACAAGACGCATCCGCACCTGTCGCACGCCTACAGCCGCCGCCGGGCTTTCCGTCAGCCGGCGAACCAAGCCGAGCGCTGGAGCCTCCAGCTTGACCCCGCCTTCGCTCTGGACCGCGACGCGGCCATTCAGGCGACCTCCTGGGGCATGTTCCAGATGATGGGCTTCAACCATCGGCGCTGCGGGTTTCTGACGCCTCAGGCGTTCCTCAACGCGCACTGGCGGAGCGAGGGCGGACAGCTCGACGCGGCGGCGGCCTTCATCAAGAGCGCTGGCCTGGCTGACGAGCTACAGCGCGGAGATTGGGCCGGGTTCGCGCACGGTTATAACGGGTCGGATTCGCAATAACAGATAGATAAACGCTTGCGGCTTGCTTACGAGTCCTATAGTAAAGCTGCATGACCGACGAGTTTGATGCTTCGCGATACCGGCTTGGCGCGTTGTGCGCCGCCGGACACGAGCACGGCTCTACAAGTCGGAGCCTTCGGTATCTTAGTTCTCCCAACTGTGTGACATGCGCGATTGCTTACCGGCGACAGCGGGATGCGAGGGCCCGGGCGATCCGCCTTGAGCTTGCGGAGGCGTTGCCGGAAGGCATGAAGCGGTGTCCGGCCTGCACTGCTCTGATACCCTCAACCGACTGGCGGTGCCCGCCTTGCCGAACCGCATATCGCGCTGACTACAGGTGCGTCGGGTGCATGTGCTGGTGGCGGGCCAGGCGAGGGTCCGAGAGTCCAAGCGTCGACGTTGGGCCGAGACACTTCTAAGCGGCAGCCTGTCGAGCAGCAGGAAGCGCGGCATGGATCACAGTCTCGGCCTCTCCGACATACGTGGCCTGTGGGATACGCAGGAGGGGCGCTGCTACTGGAGCGGCGTTGCGCTTGATCCCACCCAACCAAAGCGCCACCCCTCAGGCCGTCCCTGGACCGCCTTGATCCCGCTCAGGGCTATGTCCCCGGCAACGTGGTTCTTGCCAGCCTCTTTGTGAACTTCGGCCGCTCTACAGCCAGCGTGGACGCTACGGAGGCTGTGCTCGAAGCTCTCCGCTTGGCGCTGAACGATAAGAAGCTGCGACGGCTTACCGATCGTACTCGCGGGTGGCCTGAGGATAGTCGGAACCGGCGCGATCTAACGGGCCACTCCGGTTCTCTGGCCGTTCCTGGCCTCCGTCTATCTTGGGGAAGGGACGGAGCGGGGAGAGGATAGCGGGAGGGGCCTACCGCCAGAACGCCGGAGCTTGATCCAGCGCTCTGGACGGCCCAGAGGCAGGCCTCCAGTCGATCTGGAATGAGCACGCTGCGAAGATGTCCGCGAAGAACCGCGCGCCTCGCACGGCGGATTTGCCTCTCGTCTAAGCCGTGCCCCCGGGGGCTGCGGATTGACCGCATCTGCGCCTCCTGGCGAGCCAGTAGCGGTCCAAAGCTGTCTTGGCGGCCCAAGTTCCGGAGGAGGCTCATGACGTCCATTATACCGGAAAGACGTTGAGTCTGCACGCGATTTCATGCTAGAGAGTAACGGGCGCGGCGCGTGGAATCTGCTCGGTAGGATCGACCCAAAATGCGAGACAGACCGCCCACCAGCTTCTACCTGATGGCTCTGGGATGCATCTTCTCGGGGTCGGAGCTTATACGCTAAGTCGCGCAATCGGCGCAGAGCCAGGACACGCGGAGATCGTTGGCTTCTCCCTCGGATCCGGCGTTGCGCTTCTCTTTACGTCGTTCCTGCGATGGTCGGCAGGCAAGTAACGCCCGCAGCTACCTCCCCAGCTTCAACACCGGCTTCACCTTCATGCTATCCGTAGGGTGACGCCAGGACGCCTTGTTCCCGCACTTCTGACAGGTGAAGCGGGTCCAGTCCGTCTCGAACACGAGGTCGGCGGGAGGCGCTCCAGCTCGCACCACGCGGCCTTCGCGGCAGGGCTCCGAACACCAGACGGTCAGATCCAGGTGGCGGGCCAGGGCTTCGGCGGCGGTCATGAAAGCCGAAGCTCAATTCCGCGTTTCGCTAGCCAGCCGATGAAAGCTCCGCGTTTCATCCCCAGCCGGGAGTAAGGCGCCGGGGCGGAGGGGGTCAACGGCTAGGTGTACGCCCCATCCAGGAGCTGTCGGAGGATGCGGCGCGCACCGTCGCCCTGAGCCTCGGGGTACAGGTCGGCTGGCTCCGATCCCTGAGCAGCTTCTGCTCGCCTGCCACCAGCTTCGGTCGCTGCCGGCGAGTACATCTCCAGCAGCATCTCTCGGATGTCGTCGGGCCATCCCCTTCCTACCACGTCAGTAGACCGGGGAGGAGAGAGCGGCCTGCCGTTCGTCCTCAATGACCTTCAGGGCGCGCTGCAG